CAACTGCACGTCAAGGTGATCCTGTTCGGCAACGCGGGCACGGGCAAGACGACGGCGGCGGCGAGGGCGCCCCGGCCGCTGATCGTCCTGACCGAGCCCCAGGCGATCCCGCACATCAGGGCCGCCAACCCGGACGCCGAGTACATCGTCGTCGAGAACACGGCGCAGGTGCGGGAGGTCGTGAGCCTGTTCCGAGCCGGCACGCCACAGGGAGACGGCACACTCAGGGTCAGGTGGCCGCTGCCGGGCGGGAAGGTGCGGGAGGCCCACTACCGGACCCTCGTGCTGGACTCGTTCGGCGACTGGCAGCGGCTGGCGATCAAGGAGCGCATCGCCATGACGGCCGGCAAGGAAATCCTGTCCACGCAGGACTGGCAGGTCGTCATCGCCCAGACCGACGAACTGGCCCGCACCCTGCGCGACATGCAGTGCCACGTCATCCAGGTGTTCCACGCCGAGGAGATCGTGGTCGAGGAGCGCCGGTACGTGCGCCTGAGCGTCAGCGGCCGGAAGCTGCCGAACACGCTGGCCGGCTACGTGAACGTGGTGGCCTACGCCTTCAAGAAGGCAGGCGAGAGCGCAGACGGGCAGGCGGCCAGGTCGCTCTATCTGGCACTGACGGACGGGAACGAGCAGTTCCTGACGAAGGCGCACGGTGCGATCCCGCCGGTGTGCCTGCCGGACTTCCCGGCGTGGTTCCGGGCGGTGACGGAGTTCAAGCTGGCGGCGTCGCTGGCGCTCCCGGTCAGCCCGGCCGAGATCCCTGCCGAGGCGGACCTGAAGGCGGCCGCGACGGGCGGTGCGGAGCCCAACGGGGAGGCCGGTGCCGACACGCCCGATCTGGGAGGCGAGGCAGCCGGTGAGAAGCCGGAGTCGGCCACGACGACGGAGCGGCCCCAGGCCGAGCCGCTGGCGCCTCCGCTACGTGCGGGCGACGTCGTACTGGACCCCGCGACCCCGAGCCCGGCGGACGTCCGGCCGAAGCCGCCGAAGGGGAAGGACGGCGACGGCGAGGACAAGGGCAGTGGCAAGGAGAGAGGCATGGTGACCGCCCCGAGGCGGCGCCGGTAGTTGACCCGGAGCACCGGCGCACGCGCCGGCAGGAGGCACGACATGGCTGAGCTGTTCAACCCGAGCGACACGAAGTACGACAGCCAGGGAGCGGCGACGCTGTTCCCGGCGGGCACCTACTACCTGGCCGCAGCGGGCTTCGTCCGCAAGAAGGGCCAGAAGGAGCCGCATACGCCGTACATAGATGTGAAGTTCGTTGCGGTCGGCGGCGAGTACCACGGCAAAAGCTTCTGGTTCTCCGTCATGCTGAGCGGGCAGATGCTCCGCAAGTTGGCGCACTGGTGCCGGGCCGTCGGTGTGACCGAGGCGTTCGACATCGGCTCCGACGCGGAGATCGCCGACCGGCTCCTGAGCCGGGAGTTCAAGGCGCAGGTCACCGTGGACCAGCCCGGGCCGAACGCCCCGCGGGGCGCCCGGCCGCGCAACTACATCAGGATCTTCGAGCCCTTGTCCGATGCGGACAAGGCCGAGGTCGCGTCGATCATCGGCCGGCTGGGGGACCCGCTGGCCGAGGACGCCGGCGGTGACGCCAGGCCGTCGCCGGACGACGGCGGGAGCGCGGTGGACAGCGGCGACGTCCCGTTCTGAGAAGGGCTGTGGCAGACAGGAGGCTACCGCCGCGCATGTTCGCCGAGCAGACATTCACGCGTCCGTCGCCACAGGCGAGGCTGCTCTACCTGTGGTCGGAGGCGACCGCCGCGTGGCCGGGCGTGCTGGCTGCGTGCGATGCTGCTGCGCTCAGGGCGGGGGCGTTCCCGCTGGACGACGTGACGGTCGCCGCTGTCGCGGGGTGGGCGGGGGAGTTGGCGGCGCACGGCCTCTGGGTGTCCTTCGTGACGCCAGCCGGGCGGCCGTGCGTGTGGCTGCCGCACTTCGTCGAGGACCAGCCGCACCTGGCCGAGGCGGCCACTGGTGACGTTCCGAGGCCCCCGGAGGGCGTGGTCCGCAGGTGGAACGACACCTGGCGCGGCCGGTGCGGCCGGTGGACGACGGCGCGGGCGGCGGCGGCAGCCAGGGGGGCAGCCGCGACGCTGGCGCGGCGCCAGGAGGCCGTGCGCCTCTGCCGGGAGTGGGTCGCGGCGGGAGGCGAGCCGAAGGTGGCGCTCAACGACGACAAGCTGACCCGGCTAGTAGAGGCATGCCTGCGGGACCACCCGGCCGAGGTCATGCCGCGCGCACTGGAGGTGTACCGCCGGTGGCTCGGGGCGCACCGGCACGACCCGGCCCGCACGCAGCCTACGAAGGACCGTGTCAGACACGTACTGGATCGGCTGGCAGAAGGGTACTCGGTCGAGCAGTTGGAGGCCGCGTGCCACGGCATCCTGCGGTCGCCGTACCACTGCGGGCAGAACGAGACGGGGACGCAGTACCTGGACCTCGTGAACGTCTGCCGGTCGGGACAGCACGTCGAGCGGTTCCTAGCACTGACGGAAGGCGGGAAACGGCTCGGCGTACCGGCGCACGACCCTGACGCCGCGTGGGAGGCCGACGTGCGCGCAGCTCAGGAGGACATGCTGCGCCGGGCGGTGCGGGATCAGGACCGCACGGCGTACCTGGCAAGCGGACGGCCTGCGGCGGGGGAGTCAGCCGCTAGGTTCGTGACGCGGCCCCGGAGGCGCACGTGAGCGGGGAGATGGCGCCTGACGTGGCCGCCTACACGGCGAGCAAGGAGTGGAAGTGGCGGCGACGCGGCTCCGAACTGGAGATGGAGTGCCCGCTGTGCCACCACGGGAACGGGCGGGACAACAGGTTCTTCATCAACGCCGTGACGGGGCTGTGGGACTGCAAGCACTGCGGGGAGCACGGGAACCTGTGGGGCCTGAAGCGGCTGCTCGGCGACCTCCGGCTGAGGCCCGTCACACGGAGCGATGCCCTGGCCGACGCCCTGCGGGCCCGGGCCTCGCGAGGCAAGGGCGTGACGGCCGAGCAGCCGCACAGGACGCCACAGGCGGGAGAGTGGGAACGGGAGCAGGAGCGCCTCTTCTCCGATGCCGGCGCCGCGGTGCTCAGCTACCTGACGGGTGTGCGGGGCTTCGCCGTGGAGACACTGCGCCACTTCCGGTTCGGGGCGCGGGCGCTGAAGCTCACGCAGAAGTGGCCGGTGACCGACCCCGACAGTGGGCAGCCCGTCCTGACCGCCGAGGGAAACCCAGTCGTGGAGGAACGGACGGAGTCGGTGCCGTGCGTCGCCGTCCCGTTCTTCGCGGGCGGGCGACACGTGAACACGAAGTACCGCACCGTACCGCCGGCCCCGAAGGACTTCCGGCGGGTAACGGGATGCGCCTCGGCACTGTTCGGGGCGGACGACATCAAGGCCGGTCCCGGGCAGGCGGTGATCGTCACGGAAGGCGAGATGGACGCCGTGGCCCTGTGGCAGTACGGCTACGGGAACGTCGTGTCAGGCAGTACGGGAGCGAAGGGGTGGGACGAGGAGTGGCTGACGGCGCTCGATGCCTTCGACACGGTGTACCTGTGCTACGACAACGACGAGGCGACCGGAGACGAGGGGGCTGACAGGCTGGCGGTGGCCCTCGGGCGGCACAGGTGTCACCGGGTGCTGCTGCCGCTGAAGGACGCGAACGACTGCCTGGCGGCCGGGGTGACAGCCGACGAGATCAAGGCGGCGTTCGACGCGGCGCGGCCCTACGAACTGCGGGAGCTTGTGAAGCCGGGCGTGTTCCGGGAGCGTGTGGAGCGGGCGCGGGCGTGCCCTGAGAAGGTCCGCGGTGAGCCGACCGGCTGGCCGTCGCTCGACTTGCTGCTCGGCGGCTGGCGCTTGGGGGAGCTCGTCGTCGTGACGGGCGACACGTCAGCCGGCAAGACGCAGTGGGTCCTGAACGCGGTGTGGCTCCAGGCCACGACCGGCCGGGCGGCGGCGGTGTTCTCGTTCGAGAACCCTGCCGAGGACGCGAACATGATCCTGCTCGGCATGGAGGCGGGAGGGGACCCGCTGACGGTGTCGCACGACGTGTTCGACAAGGCCTACCGGAGCCTCGACGCCAAGCCGATCACGCTGTTCGACCACTACGGCGAGATCGGCCTGTCGCAGTTGAAGGAGAGCGTGTACTTCGCCGCGCGCCGGTGCATGGCAGAGGTTGTTGTGTTGGACCACCTGCACTTCTTCTTGGAGGTGCCCGACCCGCGGTACGAGCGCCAGGCGATAGACCGGGCGATGCGGGAGATCAAGCTGTGGGCGAAGGACCTGCACGTGCTGATCCTGCTCGTGTCGCACCCGCGGCAGACGCGGAGTGACAGTGAGAAGGTGGACATGAGCGACCTGAAGGGGTCGTCGTCGATCAAGCAGGACGCGGACGTGGTGCTGCGGGTCTGGCGGAAGCGCACCGTTGACCGGACGCAGAAGGGCGCCCCGTGCGGGTACGTGACGGTGCTGAAGTGCCGGAAGCGGTACGGCCAGGAAGGGACGGTGTGCTTGGCGTTCGACCAGCGGAGCGGTAGGTTCAGTGATGAGATCGGGGGGGCAGGGAGTGCAGCGTGGTGATGCGTGATCGACAAGTACTGGCCGTGGCTCGGGGGAGGCGATTTCCGGCGGCCGACCGTCGGGGAACCGGAGCCGCTGTCCCGCGGCCAGTGCCCGTGGCCGGAAGGGAAAGTCCTGTGACCGCGGCCTTCCTCGTGCTGGCCGCCCTCGCGGCAGGCCCGATCGCTGCGCAGCCGGTAGCGGTCCCGTGCGGCCCGGCCTGCCGCTGGACGCCCGATGCGGCCGAGCGCACCCGCGCTGCCTGGCCCGAGGTCCGAGCGGCGGCCGCTCTGGAGGGCATCTCCCCCGTGCTCCTCGCCTCGGTCTGTGCCTGGGAGTCGGGGATGCGCCCGGTCCGGGGCGGGCTCGGCGGTCGGATGCTCGGTCCGTGCCAGGTCGATCCGACCTTCTGGCTCACCCCGATGCGCGCCCGCCACGGGGCCGGCCTCGTGGCCGACGACCTCGCCGGGATGGCCTGGGGGCTGGCGGCCGGGGCGCTCGCCCTCCGGCATGCACTCGACGCGGCCGGCGGTCGAGAAGGGGCCGCCCTCTGTGCCTACGCCCACGGGCCGAAGGCCCTAGCGTGGCAGGAATGCCCCTACTCTCGGGCCGTGGTGGCTACGGAGGGACTCGTGCGGCGCGACCTGGGGGACCTGGTGGAGGATAGGACGTGACAAGGCTCCGCAAAATCACACCCCGGTATGCCCTGCCGTCGCTGGACCGGTATGGCTGGCGCAAAGGTAGGTGCAACGACTGGTTCATGTGGAACTACCTCTGCTGTCCGGCCGGTTCGGCGGTAATCTGTCTGCTGTCCGATCCCGAGCGGCGCCGGACCAGTGAGAACCGGGAGTGGCGGTGGCACGTCTGGCCGCCGGGTTTCCACCCGGACGGACTGGAGGGGCGGGCGGGAAGCGCGGCTGAGGCTGCGGCGATCTGCGAAGATGTGCTAGGCCGCTGGCAGGATGAGGCGGATGCCGCGATTGCAGTTTGGAACGAGAGCACATCGCCGAAGAAGGGCGCCTGATGCTCACATGGACCATCGATCCGGAAGCCCTCAGCAACCTCCGGGAGGGGGTGAGGGCGAAGCTGGAGGAGCTACGCAGAACGAAGCCCCGTCCGCCGGTTCCTGCGCCCTACTACGATGAGATCTTCTTCGAGGGAGTGCGGCGACTCAACGGAGGATGCATGATGCCCTGGACCGCCTCACCCGACGTGCTCGGCTACTGGACCTGCGAGGGTCCGCCCGGTTCGGGCATGGTGGCCTGGGTCCGCCTCAGCCGGCTGTTCTGGCAGTGGGGCGTCCGGCGCGGGCAGGTACGCCTGACTGTGGGCTACGAGGACACCCGGCTGGCCGCGCAGGAGCGAGCGGGGGCAGTCTTGGACTCGCTGTCCGCTCGGGGAGCCGGGGTGGCCGATGACTAGGGACTGGCATACGACGACCCCGGAGGCCGCGGCCGAGTGGGAGCGGCGCCGGGCGCTCGACGATGGAGGCGACCGGCTGGACGAGCCGGACCCCGAGTTCGAGGGGCAGGAGTGTTCCGAGTGCGACGGCCGGGGCGAGATCGAGGAGGGGACCGGATACGCCAGTGACGAGGGCGGGGAGGCGTCCCGGGCGGTGGTATGTCCTGCATGCGGTGGGAGCGGGCGGCGGGATGCTGGCGACGACTGCGGGTGCGGGGATTCGTGCTGCCCGTGCGGCGGGCGGAAGCGAGGTATACCATGAGCGAGAGCGCGTACGAGTGGGGCGTGCGGCACGGATCGTGCCAAGAGGCTCTAGAGCAGCGGCATGCGCTCGGGCCGGAGGCCACGCAGGCCGACTGGTGGCGCGTGTGCCCCCGGGGGGACTGGTTGATCTGGCAGCTTCGACAGTTGCCGGAAGAACGGCTGCGGACAGTTCTGCCCGCCCTGCTACGGGCGCTCGACAGGATCGTCGATCGGGCGGTCCGCGCCCACGCGCTGCCGTGCGATGCGACCCGAGCGTGGGCGGAGGGGTGGCTGTCCGGTGCGGACCGGACGTGGGAGGGAGCGACGTATGCGGCGATGGAGGCAGAGACGGATGCGGTGTGGGCGGCGGCGATGGCGGCGGAGAAGGCGGCGTGGGCGGCGGCGAGGGCGGCGAGGGCGGCGGCGATGGCGGCGGCAAGGGCGGTGGAGGAGGCGACGAGGGCGGCGGAGCGCGCCCGCCAGACCGACGACATCCGGGAGGAGATCCCGGAGTGGCCAG